TCATTTATGTTTCCTTTTTATTGTTTTTGTGGTTTGTTGGGTTGAAGTTTGCTTTTGTTTATGATGTGAATTCTCTTCATTGATTTTGTTGTGATGATTTTCTAAATTCTCATTAATTTCTTGGAATTTTTGTTTGAATTTGGAAAAGATGTTTTGTTGAGATTGTGATTTATTTTGCTTTTTTGTAGTTTCTTTAAGAAGTGGTTTTTTAAAATCTTTATTGATTTGTATTCTCTCTTCTGTTGATTGAATTTCTTCTGGAAAATTTATAGTTTCAATGCATTCTTTTTCGCAAAATAATTTTATTTCCCTAGAATCATTAGTTCCATAAAAGTCAATAAGTTTGGTAAAAAATTCATTCATATCTTTTTGGGCGACAGCTAAAATTCCAAGTCCATTTTCAATGAGAATCTTATTTGCAATGAGCATTGCCGTTCTTTTGTTTCCATCAAAGAAAAGCTGACTTCGCATTAAAAATAACATCAAATCAAGTGCCATATCTTTTTTATTTTCATTTTGTAAAATCATTTCTATATGCTCTACAACTTCGTATTCAATGGGCAATTTGGGCTTATAATCTGTTCCGCCTATTTTGACATCAGCATTTCTTAAAAAACCAGATTTATAGACCAAATCCCTGCCTATGAGTCTGTTAAAATCTTGTATAAGGTTTAAACTCACTCTTTCATTAATGCTATCAAACAAAAACTGCCAAGCTCTTTTGAGATTTAAAATTATCGTTAAATCTTCAATGCTTTTATTTGCTACACTAAAACCATCGATTATCATTTGAGTTTCAGGGAAAGTTACGCTCACTCCCTCCAAATTAGCTTGTTTCCATATAGTATCTACGAGATTACGTTTTGCTAGAAAAATATTTTCTTCTAATGTCATTGATTCCTCTTTTGACGACTGCAATATATCATTTTAACTTTATCTTTCATAATACTCTCTAACTCTAGGATTTTTGAATTCCATTCTTTCCTTAAGATTTCTATCAGAGTAAAATGTTATAATGACTTCATCAAAGGGGGATAGTGGCGTTTTCGGGAGACCCTCCCCTTTGATTTTATCGGTTGTTATTCTAAATCTAACACCACTATCATTTTCAATTTCTACTTCGTTCATTCTATCGTTTCCTTTTTATTTGTTTAGAGGTTGTTATTTGAGAATCTTTAGTTACTGCATTGTTTTCCGTCTCTTGTGAATCTTTAGGGTGCAAAGAATCTTGCGATTTTTGTATTGCTTTGCACTTTTCCTCTATGAATTCTAAAGCCCTTTTAGCTCGTGTTCTTATACAATTTTCAATAGGGATGAGCCATTCTTCACTCAAATTAAATTGTGAATGTCTTTTGAAACTAAAATCTGTGAGTTTTTCTAAATTTTCTTTGTGTCGCTCTTGCACGAAAAGCTTGAGTTGTTCATCAAAACGTAATTCAAAATAGCTCATATCTTTAGCCAGACATTCATTGATATAATTCAGTTCATTTTTGCCTAAAGTTGAGATAAAAGACATACCATTATCAAAGATGGGTGCAGGACGCAAAATCTCATTTGTGTTATTATCAATCATCATTCCAAAATTCCCTAAATGTCTATCAATATTGCAAATCAAGGCATCAAAGAGCATAAGGTCATTAAAAGAATCTTGACCATACAACACAGAAATTTCTCGCATCATTTCAATCTTATTATATTCTCTAAGAGATTTTTTTAAAAGAACATGTATAGGCATAAAGCCCTCATTTTCATTTGTAAAAATAGGACAAACACTCACAAGCTCATTATGAAAAAGCTTTAAATCATAAGGAACACATTCAAATTCCATAATTTGAGCAATTTGAGCCATATAATATTCACTATAGGCTTCTTTTCCTCCATATTCTGTTCCATCGTTAGATTCTTCAGAATTTCCTTTGTAAAGATAAATTTGTTTATTCTCTCTATGCCAACATTTCTTTAACATTCCATTAGTTGTAAATTCGGGTGAGCTTGTAAAGCCATTAATTTTTGTCATTTTTAATCCAAAAGCACTCAATGCTAGAGCTTCACTGAATTCATTTTCATAGAGATTATAATCTTTCCATTGATAGTTTTTATCATTTGGGACAATCCAAAAAGAATCATTAAGAGAGAGTCCAAAAGATACATCAATATAGGACATTAAATTATTTTCAGAATCCATTGATATTGAAGAAAGAATATTATGAGCAAAATTTCTGTGTTTAGGAATTTTTCTTTGTTTTATCCACGATTCCAAAGAAGTTAGAATATTCTTTGTTTGTATTGCTTTTGGCAAGAGTTCTTTTTGAATAATATTTACATGTGCAAGTGAGAAATATTTTATAGTTTGTCCATTAAGTGTTTCATTTTCCTCAATGACTTCAAACTCCAAAATAATCTTATCTTTATTCTTTAAAAGATATTTACTCATATTTTACCCTTTTTATATTTCTTAGCATTATAATCATTTTTCTTTTTATCTGTATAAAATTCTAAAACAAAAGAAAGAATTTTCATTTTCACTTCTGTGCTTTTTCATTATTTGTATAAGGTGTTTTATCACTATCATTTTCCTTTGCATAATTTTCATCAAATCCTTCTTCTTTAGGATTGAGTTCTTTATTATCCTCTTTAAGATAATCTTTAATTCTATTTTTAAATTCCATATATTGATAAAAAAATACAGCACCTTTTCTTTTCACGCAATTAAGAATAAATAAGGCTGAAAACTTTTATTTTTTTGATGAAAATTATTTTAAACAACTTTATAATTTTAAAAATATTAAACATTTTAAAAATTTTTACAATATATTTATTTTTAGGATTTTTCTAAGCATTTCTTAGGGGGTATGACCCCAAAGGTTCTTTAAGAAAGTTGTGTCAAAACTTCTAAAATTAACTTAAAAAAGCATTTCAAATATTGATTTTATAGGATTTATGAATTATGTGTCAAATCGCTAACCCAAGCTTTTCATGTGGGGCGACTTAGAAAACGCAATAAAAAGCACAAAACGCTTCATTTTGTGCATCTGTGGGGCGACTTGAAAAGGATTATAGGGTTCAAAAAAAGGATTATGAACTTTGAAATTGTGGCAAAGACTCAAAAAATCAAGTTTAATGTGAGTTTGTGTCTTTAATAATTTAAGCAGGAGCTTGAGTCTTTAAGGTTAAAAAAGTCAAGTTTAAGCGAGAAAACATAAAAAGGAAAAACATAAATGAGAAAACATAAAAAAAATTATATCTGGAGGTAAAAAAATGTTTAAACTCATCAAAAATTACAAACTCTACAGCAGAGAAAACACTCTTTATATTGATTCTTGTGTGAGTCTTTCTTTATGGGATGCACTCAAAAAACAAGAGCATTTTCTCACTCAAGAGCACATCAAGGATTTGAAGTTAAAAGAATCGGGCTTTAAAAGGCTTAGATTTTCGAGCAAATTGCACGATACAGCAAAAGCAAGGGACTTTTTAGAGTCTCATTATGAAGAACTCATTTTGCGTTATATCCAAGAGGGCAATGAAAATTTCACAAGCCTTTTCTTAGATTTTACGCAAGAGGCAAAAACACGTATTAGTTTTTATGCGGATTTTCTCATCAAACAAAGCAGCGGCTTAAAGTCAAGCACAAAAACTTCTATCAACAACAGCGTCAGGCTGATTTTAGAGTTTTTCAAAAACCGCAGCATTAAAGGCATTGAGAGCGAAGATGTTTTAGAGTTTTATTCTTTTTTAGAGCAAAGATTGCAACCCTCGAGCATAAAAATTTGCATCAGCGTCGCAAAAAGAATTTTTGATTGTGCGGTGAAAGATAAAGTCATCGCCACAAATCCCATTTTTAATAAAAAATTCTCACATCAACTCAAACCACAAATCAACCCTTTCACTGAAGAAGAAATTATGCGTTTGCTTCAAGCAAAAGAAGACATAGGGCTTTATCTTAAAATCGCCCTTTTAACAGGGGCAAGAAAGGGCGAGATTTTAGCCTTGCAGTTTAAAGACCTTGATTTTATCCATAAAAAAATCCATATTTATAAAGCGGTATGCAGTATCAGTGGCAAACTTATTACGCCAAAGACGCGTTCAAGCACGAGAAGCATAGACATGTTGCCTTTTTTGGAAAAAGAGCTTTTAAAAGCAAAAGAGCTTAAAAAAGATGAAGATTTTATCTTCACAGATGAAAAGGGAAAAAGGATTACGCATTTTTATCATTCGCATCTTAGAACGCAATATCTTGCTCTTTTAGAGCATTTAAATATCAGCTATCGCACCATTTACAGCACAAGGCATTCTTTTGCGAGTTTAATGCTTTCAAAAAATGAGCCTCTTTTGTGGGTGAGTGCAATGTTAGGGCATAATAATTCACAGACCACTCTGCAAAAATACGCTCAATATATCCCATCAAAAGAAGTTAAACACGCACAATTTTTAGACGCTATCACTTTAGAAGAGGAGTAAGTATGCACAAAAAAGAAGATAAAACAAATCCGCTTTATTATAGAGCTTATGGCTTTGAAAGTATAGAACTGCTTGAAAGTCTTTTTTCAAGGATGAAAGAAAAACGCTTGATTTTTAGCATAGGCAACGCGTTAAAATATGTCTTGCGTTGCAAGTTTAAAGAAAATTGTCTTTTGGACCTGCAAAAAGCAAGGTGGCACATTTTGCGTTGCGAAAAGCTCATCAGCGAAGACGTTAATATCAGTTTTAAAGATTTGAGCTTTTTAGAACCCTTTTTGCAAAAAATTAAACTCATTGATGAAGACATTTGCGAAATAGTCGAAGCGTTTGCGGTTTTTGCTCTCAAAGCTGATTATAACAGCTTGTCAAAAGCCCTTGCTTGTCTTAATTTAGAAATTCAAATCATAGAAATTAAAAAACGCGAACAGGAGGAGGACATGCAAAATGTTTAAACTTTTTTATCACATTTTTAAACGCTTTAAAAAGCAGAACAAAAGCTTTTTTATTATCAAGGGACAAAAAGGGCTTTACAATTCTAAGTTTTACATCTTAGACAATGAGGGCTATATTTACAACGGAAAAAAACTCATTGACAAAATCAAAAATTAAAAAAAAGAAAGGATTTAAATATGCAAACGATTTTTTACACACCACCTAAAAGCAATTTTAGCGTGATTTCAAACAAACTCATACGCGATGAAAACTTAAGCATAGGGGCGAGAATGTTAGCGATTTTTGTGCTGTCTTTACCCAAAGATTTTAAACTCAATAGCACATTTTTAGCAAAAAATTTTCACATCTCAACAAGGACTCTTCAAAGATACATTAAAGAGCTCATCGACTCTTCTTATCTCATCAAACAACAAGCAAAAAATAAAGATGGAAGTTTTAACAAATTTTCACTTTATATCTTCATCGATGAGAATACAAACGCCCTTTTTGAAAGTTTAGAAGAGGAAGAAAAACAGCCAAATGAAAACACACAAGAAACAACGCAAAAAGACTCATCTTGCCAAGAGGGCATTAATGAGACTTTAGAGCGTTACACTCCGCAAGAAAGTGAGCATTTAAGGCGGGACGCGGACAATAAAGAGCAAAATAAAACGCAAAATACACACTTTGAACACTGCGACAAAAAACCGCATGCGGATTTTTGTCCGCCTTACAAAATAAATAATATAGAACAAAAAAATAAAAATTTGTTAGCGTGCTCTTTTTTTGATAAAAAAATACTTTTCATTTCTCTTAAAAAACAGCTTAAGAAGAAAAATGTGTTAAATGAGTCTTATGAGGGATTTTTAGATGATGAAGTGCAAGAGATAAAAAACTTTTTTGCTTACAGATTAGAGCGGGATAAAAAATTGACCCCAAGCACCAAAAAATACATCTTAGCACGACTGAAAAGCTTTAAAAACGAGGGCTATAATATCAAGCACATCATTCAAACAAGCATTCTTAATTCGTGGCAAGGGCTCTTTAAACCCAAAGAAACAAAGGCACAATTTTCAAAGCTTAGCACACGTTTTAAAAGCAAGGAAGAACTCTCAAAAGAGATTATTTCTAAATGCTACGAATTAAAAAGCGATTTTAAGATTTTCAATGAAGAGAGCGTGAAGGACTTAGAGATTGAAGGACGTGTAGTTTTATTTGATAATAAAACTTATCTTTACAGCCTAGCAGAGGCTTAAAAATGCATTATAAAAAATCACACCGCAACAAGATAGTCAGTCCGAGTTTTTATTTGGATTTTAGGCTTTTAAAAGAGCTTAAAAATGCGAGTGAGCTTGAAAATATTTCACAGGCACAACTTGTTGAATGTGCTTTAAGATTTTATTCTGGAGAAGATTATGAGAGGGCAAGAAAAAAAAGTTTTAAAACAAAGAAAAAAGTTTTTACTCCCAAAAGCCGTGTTAAAAAGGCTTACAAGAAGTGCAAAGATGAATACTTTAAGCAAAAATGCTTATTTGATAGCGAGTTTGAATGCGTTTTTTAAACGTTTAGAACAAGAGAATCTTTTTTTTAGGAGGGTTGAAAATGACGCATGAAGATTTTAAGCATTTTGTTTTTACAAGTAAAAATTTTTATCTCAATGGCTATGCTATGCAAAAAGCACACGATTTAATCAACACTTTCAATCCGAGTCTTTTAGATTCTTTAAGTGAGGCTTTGCTCTTAAAAAATCAAGTGTTTTATAAAGATTTGGTAGAACAATACGAAGAGCTTTTAAACAAAAAGGCTTATGAATTAGCGATGAATGCGAAAATCAAGTTTAAAAACGAAGCACAAAAAAACGCTCAAAAATCGAGCGAATTTGAGTTGCTTTTTACTTATTTTAAGAAAAAACTAGAAAGGGGATATTAAAATGCAAAGCATTATTTTAAAATCTTTGCTTGAATACCCCGAGTTTAAAGATGAGTTTGAGCAAAGATTTTCACCCGTTTTATTCAGTGGAAAATATCAGGTTTTTTGTCAAAAAATCCTTAGTTTAAATCCGCTTTCTTTTGAAAGTTTTGTCAGTGTTTTAAGTGATGATGAGAAGCAAAGCGAGGAGTTTTTAAATCTTTGTGCGGCTGTTTGTGTGCCGGATTTTTTAGAATATGAACACATTTTAAAAGATACTTACAAATTAAACGCACAAAAGCATATCGGTGAAAAACTCATCCGTGCTGCACAAGAGAATCAACTTTTAGATTTGTCTTTATTTGAGAGCGAACTCACCCTTGCAAATAATGATTTTATGAATTTTAAACAATGGCTAGAATATTATAAAAACAAACCCGTTTTAGCACAGATTAAAAGCGGTATTTCTTTTATAGACTCCGCTTTTGATGGCGGTTTTGAATTAGCCCAACTTGTTTTAATCAGTGGGGATGCTGAAGCAGGAAAGACGAGTTTAGGTTTGCAACTCTTAGAAAACATCTCACGCGTTTATCCCGTTTGCTTTTTTTGCTTTGAATTCACAATCGAACAATATCTTAAACGCAAAACGCAAAATGTGCCGTTTAAACAAGAAAATTTCTTTATGATTAATGATGGCTATGACATCAATGAAATCGTTCAAAACATTAAAATCCTCTCCAAAAGAGGCGTGAAGATTTTTTTGATTGACTCACAAATGAGAATCACAAGCCCAAGAGCGAGAAATATGGAAGAAGAAGAGAGTTTGAAATTTTCAACCCTTGCAAAATTAGCACATCAATACGAATTACTTATCTTTCTTATTATTCAAACCGCAAAAGGCGACCGCGATAATCCTATGGGCTCCAAAAAGGGAACGCACGAAGCGAGTGTGATTTTAAGAGTGGAAAGAATCGAAGCGGATAAAAAAGACGCGTCACAATTTAACAAAGAATTTGACCCGAATAAAAGGCTTTTTTTAGTGAGAAAAAACAAACAAACGGGCAAACATTTTAAAGAAATTGTTAGATTCAATGATAAAACTTTAACTTTTTGTGCAATGAGTGAAAACACAGATCAACCCGTGCAAGAGGTGGATTTTGAAAAGATACAAGAGAGCATTTTTTAGGAGAACTTTATGAGTCGTTTTAATATAGAATCTTTTAAGTCTCAAGTCTCCATTATAAGAGTGCTTGAAAATTATTTGGTGTTGAGAAAAGAGGGGGCTTATTTTAAGGCTTTATGCCCCTTTCATCACGAAAAAACGCCGAGTTTTATTATCGATGAAAATAAGGGCTTTTATCATTGTTTTGGTTGCAATGAATCAGGAGACGCGATTAAGTTTGTGCAAAAATTTAAAAACCTTGATTTTTTTGCTGCTGTTGAAGAAATTGCAAGGCTTGAACACATAGAACTCTCTTTTAACGAGCAATCAAACGCTTATTTTCAAAACCTAGAATTTTTAAAACAACTCAATGAATTTTTTAAAACTCATTTAAAGCAAAATGAAAAAGCTAAAATGTATTTTTCAAATCGCGGAATCGATGAAGAGGACATCGAACATTTTTCTTTGGGTTATGTGCCAAAAAAAGAGGAGTTTTTGCGTTTTATTGATTCTTTGAATGCAAGAAAAAAGGCTTATGAATTAGGGCTTGTCAGTGAAAAAGAAGGCGTTATTTTTGCAAACCGCTTAAGTTTTGCTCTTAAAGATGCTTATGGTAAGGTGCGAGGATTTTCAACAAGAGAGCTCATCAAAAATCCACATTTAGCTAAATATATCAATTCTAAAAACTCAAATACTTTTAATAAAAGTTTCATTCTTTATAATCTTTGCAACGCAAAAACCCCAGCTTACAGAGAAAAAGAATTGTTTATTATGGAGGGTTTTTTTGATGTGATTGCTGCTTACAAATGCGGACTTAAAAATGCCGTTGCAACGTGTGGAACTGCCTTTACAACTTCACATCTTGCTTTAATTTTTAAACACATTAAAACAAGCGAACTCACTTTGTGCTTTGTGCCCGATAAAGATGCACCGGGTTATAAGAGTGTGATACGTTCTTTAAAATTGTGTTTTGAACAAAATTTTTTCAATGTCAAAGTCGCTCTTTTGATGGAAAAATGCAAGGATTTAGGCGAATTTTATCAGCTTAAAGGCATATGCGATTTAAAAGAGCATTTTACCTTTTATAGTGGTTTTGAGTTTTATTTAAGGTATCATTTAAAACGTTTAAAAAATGCCGTGCAAAAGGATAATTTTCTCAAAGAAATCATCACTTTAATCAAAAATATTAAACAATACTTCATCAAAGAGCAATGCATCCAAGAAGCGTGTGCAGTTTTTGGCGTCAATGCAAATGTTTTTAACGCAAAAATCATCGATAAAAACACTGCTTTAAATGAGGATTTTAATGTCAAAACCTGCTTAAAAACCGCTTTAAATAATGAAGAGTTTAAACAAAGATTTAACTTTTTTGTGTCTGCGGAGTTTTTAGGAGAGTTTGCACAAAGTTATAAAGATTTTTTGCAAAGTTCTCAAATGGATGCGAAACTTTTAGAGCTTTGTGCGGATGAGAGCATTAATATCCTTAAACCCGCCTATTTTTCTCTTGCGTTAAAAAATCTTGTCAAAACGCATTATTTAAAAGCTCTTATGCAAGCAAAAAAAGCAAAGGATTTTCAAAAAACCATGCAAATGAGTCAAAAAATCGCTGAACTTTCAAAGCCCTTTTAACCCTATTTTTAAAGGGCTTTTTGTGCTATTTTATAGAAATTTTTTAAGAGGATTGAACGATGAGTGATTTTGTGAATTTTGATTTTGATGCCTTTGAAAAAACAGGACGCGACAAAATGGACGCGGTGAATTATTTGAAAAGTTTAGAATCAAATATCGATTTTGACGCATTAGAAAACAATGTCAAAGCGTATAATGAAAAAAATAAGAGTCAGATTAGTGCTTATGATGTGTTAAAAGCACAGGGAAAAAGACTCTCTTTTCAAATCAAAAAGCAAAATCCGCAAACGCAACCAGATCCGCAAGAGCAAGAGCAAAAACCGCAAACGCAACCAGACCCGCAAGAGCAAGAGCTTAACGCGGCTTTAGAATGGCTCACACCCGAGCAAAGACAAAAACAACTCAAGCTCACAAAAGAGCAGTTAAAAGCACAAGAGCAATATAAAAAAGAGCAAGAGAGTGAAAGACAAGACGCTTTTAATCAACAATATGTGAAAGATAATAGCGATTTTTTAGGGCAAGTGATTCAAGAAGCGGACAATATCACGGGCAATATTGCAAGTTCGATCGCTGAAAAACTCACAAACGAAGAGTCTTTAAAACAAGAGCTTGAAAGGGGACTTAATAAAAAAATCCAAGAAGGAATCGCCTTTGAGGATTTAAACGACGCGGAAAAACTCCTTTTAAGGGATAAAGCAAGAGATGATTTGAGTTATTTTTCATCCATCAAAGATGGCAAGGTTCAAGGCACGACTCAAGAGTATTTTTTTGACACTTTTAAAGACACGCTTTTAAATGATAAAGACGCGTTAAAACGACGCGATGAAGACTTTGCAAAAAAAGCTTATGAAAAGGAAAGGCAAAAGTTTTTTATCGCTCAAAAAGACCCGCAAACTCTAAGCGAAGAGGATGAAAAACTCATCAAAGAAGATGTCGGGGCTGTGAATCATTTTGTTAATGAAGTTTTAGGATTTTTCACCGATACAACGGCTAAAGAAAGGGATTTTAAAGAGTTTAAACTCAACACAGAAGCCAAAAGTGAAATCACACAGCAGATTCAAGATTCTGTTTCAACCTTAGAGCAATTTCATCAATCGCACCATCTGCTTAATCTGCTAAAAGACAATGAAAGCCCAGAAGCACAGGCGATAAAGCAAGATTATATTAACGCTTTAGACGATATTGCAACAATGCACGGCTTTAGCGGAGCGGGTTTGAATCAAGAGGGCGATGTTTTTTTCTTCAAAGAGGATGAAAACGGGCAAGAGAGAGCCTATCATGTCAATACGAGCTTTTTTGATAATTTTTTCAATCTTTTAAATGATTCTAAGTTTGAGATTGCAGGTTCAATCACGGGCGGCTTAGCAGGAGCGTCTAAGGGTAAAAGTCCTTTTGGGGCTTTGGTTAAAGGAATCATCGGTGCGGCTATCGGTTCAGGAATCGGAGCAGGAGCGGATTATAAAATCGCTCAAATGAAACTTGACAGAGAGGGCAATTTTAACGAGTTTTTAAGCTATGCAACGCAAGCGGGAATGCTTGATTTAGCAGGAGGCACAGCCATCGCAGGATTGCAAAAAGCAAGTGCAAAAATGGGCTTAAAAGAATTGCTAAAAACCCCTTTTAAAGCCGCAGACAAAGTCGCCTCAAACTTGCCAAGTTTAGGCATTTTTTATCGCACAGGCAAAAACTTCAAACAGGGGCAAAATCTCAAAACAGCCGAAGACTTAGCGTTTAAAAATTTTTCTCAAAGTCAAAAAGACGATTTAGAACAATTAAGTCGCGAATTTGGCGGGGCTTTGCAATCTCAAACCGCCGATAATTTAGAGCGTTTAAAACAAGCCCAAGCCTTTTTAAGTGAAAAATACGGAACAAAAAGCCCTTTTGTCAAGGGCACTTCTGCATTACTTGATGCGTTGAATGAAACAAGTTTTAAGCATAGACGTGCGAAGATTGTCGATTTGATTAGAGCGGATGAGAGCGGACTTAATGTCGGCATTTTAACTCAAGTCGCTTCGCAAAGTCCTAAGGCTCAAACGGCTTTAAAAGAAATCTTGCAAAGCTCCAGCAATGAGATTAAAAAACAGCTTTCAAATCTTAACATTGATTCTAAGGATTTAAAAGAGATTTTTAAGGGCTTTGAGAGTGAGAGCAAAGAGGCTTACAATGAAGCCATAGACAAGACACTTCTTAATGCTTTTAAGGATGAAAAAACAACAATCAGCCCGGCAAATTTTGCAAAATTCGCCCAAGAAATACAAGAGAGCGGACTCATTTTAGAGCTTAAAGATAAAAACTTTTTGCAAGTGTTAAGTAAAAATCTTTACAACGAAGACGGCGTGAATCTTAAGCAACTCATTAATATGCGTAAGAGTTTAAACGCTAATTTTAAGGAGATTACAGACCCAAATCTTAAAAATCATTTTCAAAGTGCTATCGAAAATTTTATTAAAGATGATATTGATAAAGGCATTGAAAACATTTTTAAACAAAATCCTAAACTCACCACTCAAGCGATGAAGCTTTTTCAAACGGCAAATGAGGATTATTCACAGCTTAAAGCCGTGCTTAAAAATGCAAAACGTTTAAAAATCTTTGATGAGAACACAAAAAAAGATAAAATCTTGCACAAACTCATCGATTTTGCAAAGGGACAGGGGCAAAAAGAGCTTAATAATTTAGATGTTTTAACGCAGGGCTTAAGGCAAAGCGAGATTAAAGATATAGAAATCAGTGTATTAAATACACTTTATAAGGACAATGAAAAGCAATTTAAAAATGGCTTGAATGTTTTTGATTCTCAAGGCTTTTTAAACGCGTTAGAAAATCTTAATAACTATCAATTTAAAAGCCAAGAAGCAAAAGACTTTATCAAATACACAAAGGACTTTAACAAGCTTTTTTATAATGATGTGAAAATCGCAAGTTCAATCTTTGAACCAAAGGCAACGAGCAGCTCAAGCACAATGGCAACAAGCATTCAAGGTTCTGCACAGGTAAAAATCACTAATTTTTTAATGGACAGCATTTTAAGAAACTTATCTTTGCCTTTCTTTTTACGCGGGGGGACAATGGATCAAAGCATCAGCAAAAGGGCGTTAAAATTTCAAATCGAAAGGGCATTAAATCATGCCGATGGTTTGAGTGATTTTAAGAAAATTTTGCAGAGCAAAACAAAAACAGGGGATTTTTCAAACGGAACAAGAAAAGCTTTAGAGCAATTCACTCAAGCTTTAGAAAAAAGCGAAGATGAGTTTTATGAGCATCTTAAACTTATAGCTAAAGAAGAAGAATCCCAAGCCAAGAATGCAGAACAAAAACAGATAAATAAGACAGAGGCTAACGCACCAGAAGCCACACAAGCAAAGAATGCAGAACAAACAAGCAAAGAAAAAGAGCCTTTAACAGAAGCTCAATCGCTAAGCAGAGCTAACAACCTAACGCAGAACGCTAAGGATGATTTAACCAAACAAGGCTTAAAAGACTCTAAAAATGAGCTTGATAATATCGATTTAAACGAACTTTTAAATGCTATCAAACCCGAAAAGATGCCCAAAGCAATAAGCATTGATGAGTTTTTATCTTCTTTAGAAGCTTTTAATAATAAAAATAATTTCTTAGAGCATTTGCTTTCAAAGCCAGACAATGAGCAACGTCTTGCTTTGCTTAATCTCGTTGAACCGACTTTTAAGAATCCGGACATACTCATTAAAAAAACAGAAAATGGAATCATAAAAGAAAAAAGACTTAAAAAATTCAGCGATGGACACGACTTTTTTTATCTCTTAGTTACGAAAGAAAACGATAATTTACTTTTAACAGGATTTAAAACAAATAAACTTAATACGATAAAAAAAGAGTTAAGTGACTATGATACTATAGAGTATAATGCCGACATTATCCAAACTTTCATTCGGCCGGGTAGCAAACAAGACTTAAATCAAGGTTTGGGCTACCAAAACAACGCTATCATATCAAATAAAGACTTAAAAAATGCTAAAAACACAAGCGAGAAGTCTTTAAACGCTAAGACTCAAGAGGGGCTTAAACAAGACGTGCAAGAAAGCCCACAAGAAACGCAAAATGAAATGTTATATCTCAACACAGACTCACCAAAAGGCATTAAGGCTTTAAGAGAGGATTTAAAAGCTCATTTACAACCGCTTTTAAATAAAGAGATTATAAACAAAGAAACCAATATGCATGGAGTGATAACGCAACGCGAGATGAATAAAATATCTAGCAATAAAGCAGTGGAAAAAAGCTTAAAAAATGGATTTAGCACAGACGAGCATTTTAAAGCGAGTGCAGAAATTAAAAATTTATTTGAAAATGCAACACTCACAGAGACACACGCGGACAACAAGCACAGAATGAACATTTTAGCTGTGCATAGATTTAAAAGCGATTTAAAGATAAATGATAAAGAAGCAACTGCCAAAATAACGCTTTTTGAAAAGAAGCAAGGCAAAAATAAAATTTACACGTTAGAATTAGAAAGCCTTGAAAAACCCACCCCCTTAAGCATTAAAGCGGATAATGCAGAGATGGCAGTTAAAACTCAATCGGTAGATGCCCCGCTTAAAACCCCTACTAGTATTGTTAAAACTGATAGTGCAAATCTAACACAAAAGCCCTTAAAAGACTCTAAAGAGCCTTTAGAAAATGAACCTTTCGGTGTGAATTTTAGTGCCTTTTATCATAAAGGCAAAGAAGCCATTAATCATTTGTTAAAAGAAAAACAAGGGCAGGTTAAAGGAGCATTTTATAGGGAGGATTTAAACGCATTAAGTGGAAATGGAAATATTGATGTTGTCTTTGGGGATTCACATTTTGGATTAAAGCACATTTTAGAAAAACACAGGGGAGAGTTTAACGCCTTCAAAGGAGAAAGCGAAGAGGCTAAACTCATCAATGCTTTAAGTGAGATTGTAGAAAAAGGGAAAATTGACAATAAAAACGATATTTTAACCATTTGGTATAAAAAAGATAATGATTATTATAAATTAGGATTAAGCAAAGGGTGGAAAGGCGAAGGCTATAATCAATGGATTATAACAACATACAAAACTGACAGGGAAAAAGATAAGACGTTCGGCGATATCTTTTTTACAGATGCACACCCTGCATCCAACCCAAAAGACACTTTAACAAATAAAGGCTTAAAGGATGATGAAACTTTAGAAAAATCCAAGAAGCAAAAGCCTTTAACCCAAGATTTAGACTTAAACAAGGCAAAAACAAGCGAGATTAAACGCGTCTTTTTAAAAGAATTGCAACCGCTTTTTAATGAAGTTTTGACAAGTAAAGAGGGCAAAGAGGCACATTTAAACTTAAAATCACTCTCTAAAATGTTAAGCGGCACAGCCATAAACAAAAGCCTTAAAAATGGTTTTACAAGAGAGCAATATTTAAGAGCTGTAAGAGAGATTAAAAGTTTATTTGAAAATGCACATCTAGCACATACAGAAAAAGGCACAAAGCCCACAGATAAAGACTTAATTATAAATCGTTTTAATAGTGATTTTGAAAATGCAAATGCTTTAATCACAACAAAAGAGCGTTTAGATACAAATAAAAATCGGATTTATAGCGTAGAATTAGAAATAACCCCAAGATTTAACGCTAACGAAACCCCGCTAAATAACGCTAACAATCAAGGGCGGACTCATCTCACTCAAGCCACTAGCGGAGAGGTTAAACAACCTTTAGCGCCTATTGACAAGCCCGATAATCATACTTTAACAAATAAAGGCTTAAAGGATGATGAAACTTTCAACACAAAGCCGGAAACTAAAGAACTTTTAGAAAGCCCAGGAAAAGAACTTGAACATAAATTTTCTTTCGTTGATAAATTATTTAAAGACTTTGTAAATCCAAGTTTAAAAGAAAAAGCAACCCAAGCCTTAGATCATTCTTTCACTAATCTCACAAAGGAAAACAATATAACGCTTAAAGATTTACAAGCTTTTAAGAAAAGCATAAACAAACGCTATTTAAACAAAGATTTTAATAAAAAACTCACAAGTAGCTTAAACATGACGATAAGCTTAGTTAAGGCACATCCTGAATATATGGACATCGTAGCTAATCCTTTAATATCACGTATAAAAATTGCTTTTCATGATGCATTAATCCCTTATTTAAAAGCAAATGATGAAACAATAGCACACATCACAGGATACAAACCCGCAGAGATTAAAGAGTTTAAAAAAGTTTTACAAAACAACCTTAAAGAGCTTGAAAGCTTATTACAAACCAACATATACCAAACGCCATTAAGAGAGCTTTTTAGTCAGAGCGATCGGGCTGTAGAGCTTGAAAAATCTACTAATGCAATCTTTGATAAACTCTTTAATAATGAATATATTAAAAATTTACAAATAATGTATATCCAGAATGGTATTATAAGCGACAGCCAACTTTTAAAAGCACTAAAAGAATTTCATACAAAAAACAAAGTTTCACCAGACACCCAAGAACTAATAAAGCGACTTGAAAAACAGATAGAAGAAGATGAAAGTCTCAAATTTGAAGCGCTGACTTTGACGCGATCTAAATTAGACAACCTTAAAAACTTCACCATGACACGTGAGAGTTTCAAAAGGCAAAGAAAACTAGCTGAAAGCCTACAGGGTATAAATCCTATTGAAGATTTTGGGCAAAATTATTCTGAATTTTATCATACAGGAAAAGCCGCTATTGATAAGATTTTAGCAGAGGCGAGAGACTATGAAGCAAGAAACGCAACGCAAGAACTCACAGAATCAGAACTGAAAAATGGAAGTTTTAAGGCCCAAGTAGCAGGAGCATTTTATAGGGAGGATTTAAACGCATTAAGTGGTAATGGAAATATTGATGTTGTCTTTGGAGACTCACGTTTTGGATTAAAGCACATTTTAGAAAAACATCCCGACATTATAGAGAAAATCCCCGAAATTATACAAAAAGGCGTCATTGTAGAAAACGCAGGAGTTAAAACGATTATTTTAAAAGAAAATAATAAAGAATATCGTGTAGGATTATCAAAGGGCTTTAATGGAAAAGGAACTAATGAATGGATTTTGACAAGTTACAAAAAAAATCCCTAGTGTACAGAATTTCGACCAAGATACACGCTTAAACAAGCTAGAGAATGGAAACAATCTATCTCTAAGGGATTTTAGAGAAAATTTTACATAAAAGACCTTAAAACAACCTAAAAAGGAGATTAAAAAAGTGGATTGTTTTGAAACGGAAAAGATTAAGTTTTATAATTGCGATTATAAAGACATTTTGCATCAATTAACACCAAAGAGCATTGACCTCATATTAGTCAAGAAAACAGGACAAAAGCCGATAAGTTTAAATGAAATTATCCATTATCAAGATTTAGCAGATAGTGCAGAAATCAAAAAACTATCAAAAAGCAGAAGCAATCAGGACGTGCTTATAAGTATCAAAGCACAGGATGAAAATAATTATATTGTCATAGAGCAGATTAAAAGAAAACATAATGAACTTGCATTAAAAACTATGTATCATTACAGCGGAGAGCTTACGAAAGAGGCTATTGAACGCTTAACATCTCAAAAATAAAGATGCGTGATTACGACTATGTTATGAGCACGGCCATCACTTAGATAAGTTTCTATCAATAGCCAAGTATAATTATAATAATTTTCTATAAATTAAAACTTAACAGATAAAATTTGCGAAAATTTTAAGAGCAAGAAATCACTAAATATATGATTAAAACAACAAAAGATGATTAACAAGAAAAAGATTTTATTGTGTATCCTTTTATTTGCTTTCTTTGCGGTTTAAAAATGTTAATAAAGCATTTAATATTTCTTTAAAATGTTCTCTTAGTTTAAAAGTTAAAGGAAACAACAATAAAAATAAAAAGAGATAAAAAGAAAATGTTAATAAATTTTTGCAAACATCCATAAAAACATCTATATAAAGCTTATAATTTTCATTCATATTTTTTACTATTGATTGATAAATATCGTTATTCATATGTCCTATTAAATATAATAATAAAAAGAATGCTGAAAAAAGAAAGAATACCCAACGTCTAGAAATAAATAATTTCAATAAATCATGATAACGTGATTTAGCCCAATAATTATTTTTATTTTCTTTGTATTCTAGCTCTTCATGTTCTTTTGTTTTCTCTTTATATTCTTTAGGCTTTTGTTCAGTTTCTGTCGGATATGTTTTAGAAATAAAAGCTTTATCGTCTTCACTCATTTAAAAGCCCTAAATTATCAAGTCTAAAGGTTAAAGCCGAACGACTAACTGACAAGTATTTAGCAGTATCATCTATATCATAATTATTTAAAGCCCACGCTTTTTTAGTTTCTTCTTCAGGCATTATCAAACAAGCCGCGAAGTGATTTGCTCTAACTTCTTTGAGTTCTTGCTTAGAAATAACATTGCGATAGCTAATTTCAAAAATGTCCTTTTGCGGTGCAATGCTTTTATAATCCAAAACCCAATGCCCAATCTCATGTGCAATAGAAAATTTTTGTCTTAAAGGTAAATCGTTTTCATTAATGAAAATTTCTTTTTTATTTGCGTTAAGCATCCCCGAAATGTTAGGATTTTTTTCATTATAAGTATATACTTTTAAACCGAGATTATTTGCAATTTCAATCACATTAACAGGAAAAGACGTGCTATATTTTGTGCGTATATCATCAGCAATTAAGCTTATTTGTTCTTTTGGAGAAATCACAATCATAACGCCCTCTTTTTTATACAAAGTCTTTAAATGCCTTGAAAGACAATTTTTAAGCCTCACTTGTTTCAGTCAATCATATTAAAAATTTTATTAAATTATCTTAAAAATTTTCAAAAAATTTTATCATTTTTATTTTTTGTTTCTTTTTAACCCTATGATAAAAACAAAATATTTGATAAAATCACAAAAAACACAGCAAAGGAGGACTCTTTGGACTATATGTTTATATTGAATATAACTATTTGGATTATTTTTATGCTTTGCATTCTTGCGGATACGATAGATGTTTTTTATTTACAAAAAAGAGCCCTTAAAAAAGACAAGAAAAAAAAGATTGAAAAACAAAAAGATCCGACACTCCATTTCTAACATGTAAATTCTTTTAAAACAAAGAAAACACCCTTTAGGTTGTGGATAGGCTCACGCTTCTATCGTTCTGCTTTTGTGATATTTTAACCATTTTTTATTAAATATAAACTTAATTAAGGACTTTTAAACGCAAAAAAACATTTAAGCTAAGCTTTTTTTCATAAAAAACGCGTTTAAAGCTTGTTCTTGTTTGATTATGAAGGTTTATCGATTTTAAGGGTTTTGAGTGAGTAAGATTTTTAAGATATAAGCTTGAACATTAATCTTTTCATCATCAAAAATCTCAAAGAATCTCTCATCAATATTTTTTATCATTTCTACAAGAGCATTTCTTTAAAGCTTCTTTATTTTCACTAAAATTTTCTGGCACAAATGCAGAAAAAGCCCTATCAAGATAATGCCTGTTTTGATAAAGTTTTTCCTCATTCTTATAATAAGCATTCAAATCCCAAATAAGAGGAGTTACGACTTGAACAGACATCTAAACTCTTCACTCTTTTCATACAAATCTTGTGTTTTTTGTTCTTGAACTTGTTTAAAATATTCTCTTATTTCATCATTAGGGATAATATTCTTTTTATTTTCCTCATAATTTTGCAAATAAGGCTTTTCTTTGTGTGTTTTATCTCTTAGTTTAAAGGCTGTATATCCTCCATATTCTCTAAAAGCCATTTTGACAATTTCTTTTTCCTCATCTGTAAGACATTGAGAATATCGCTCATAATCATTTAAGGAGCTTATGTTCATTAAATTTTCTTTTTTGTATTGTTTTAATTCATCATACAAAGAAGCAATCACGGGGCCATGTTTCCAAGCCTCAATCGCTTCTTTAAAAAGAGGTTTTTCAAGATAGACTAAGCTTAGAGCATTAGCATAATAGACAAGTTTTATAAGCTTAAGTTTTGTAATTTCATCGGGATTTTCTCGATCGTTTTCATTGATACCTTCTTGAGTTTTTGTTGCACTCAGTTTATTAAGATATAGAAAATATACAGCAATGGCGAGGATTTTATCCCTATCTGCTCTATTTGAAACATCATTATTTTTCATCAAATTATTCCCTTGATTTTGCATTTTCAATTATTCATAAATATTACATATAATATAATATTATTATAAATTACATTAATTTAAATTAAAAATTTATTTTTTATTGATTTTTAGGGTTTTAAAGCCAAGAGCCTTACTCTCTTGGCGTAAATTTTTAGTTTAAGCATAGGCTAAGTAAGGCTATTCTATAATTCAGTTGAAAAAGTTAAGAGAGAAGCTTATTAAGCTCTCTCGCTAATAAGAGCAATAAAATTATAATTTTTAAAATTTTATCTCCCATTATCAGCTCCTTTCCCACCAAGAGAAATTAACCGCTTAAACTTGTGAAATTATAACGCAATTATGCTTAAATAAAGCTCACTTTTTTAGGGCTTTTTGGTTAATTTAGGATTGTTTTTTTAAAAAAACAATCCGCACATTAAAGATTTAAAAAGTGCAGACATTAAAACACTTCTTAAATAAGCATTTTATCAAAAAAGGATTTTAACAAGATTTTTTATATTGATAATAGATATTATTTCAAAAACAAGCTTAAAAATCTTGTCTTGTCAAGCTAAAATCGCGTCTTAGTAAAGCCCTTTAAAATCTTGTCTTGTCAAGTCTTAAAAGTTTATTTAAAAGCCTTTATCTTAAATCAATGCCGCCTTTTTGCATCGATTTATTATGACTTGTTTGTTCGGGGTTTAAAGCTTGTTCTTGCAGTTCTAAACTTTGTGCTAAAGTAACAGAATCGGCTAAATCCCCTTGAGAAGCATATTTTTTCGCTTTTGCTTGAAGTTCAGCGATTTCTGCTTGAAGTTTCGCAATTTGCAATTCATTGAGTAAATTTTGCATTTCATTCGGTTCGTTTGCTTGTTCTTGCATCATCGCTTCTTTTTCTTTTAAGATGTTTTCAATGTCCGCAGCGACTGGGCTGTCTGTGTCTTTAAGCATTAAAGGCAAAATATCACTGATTAAATCCGGTCTCACGCTTGAAATGGTCTTAAACATTTCGCTCCAGTAAGCAAATCTTTCTTCGCGTCCTGTGGTTTTAAGCTGTGATTTGTAAATGAGATCAAATTTTCCGACTTTGATTTTATTATCCTCGCTTGAATTAATGCTAAAATAACGCTCTCCCGTCTTTTCATCTGTGATTTTAAACACCTGCTCTTTGGTAAAATAATGCGTGATAAAAAAAATCACTTTTTCAAAAATGAGCCTATCCATATGTTCACACGCGTTTAAATACTCTTGCAAGCCCATCAAGCCCGTTTCTTTGCGTTGTGAAACAGCGGCGGCAGAGAGGCGATTGTTTGCAAGTCCTAAGGCTTCTTCATTCAGTCCGCTTAACATTTTAGCCAGTTGTCTTTTTTCATTTGCCTTTTGTGAAAGTGTCGCGATGTCGTTGTGATGTTGTATGAATTGAAATTTATTCTCTTTTAACGCTCCGCTTCGCACTTTGACAATCGCATTATCCAAACTTGCTTCATTGATAAACTCTTCAGCATTTAAAACCGCGTCTTCTTCAAAAAATGCCTTTAAAGAGCCCATCATATTTGCCATGCGATTTTCAGCAAAATTCACATAATCCTGCAAAGGTTTAATGTCTCTAAAAAGTCCATACCATAAGCCCTTATCGTCGATTTGATATTTTGAGATGATGAAAGGATGAGCCCCATTTTTAAAAGGGCTTAACTCACTCTTTAAAAGTCCTGCTTCTTGCCAAATGTAGCGATGAAAAAGCCCGTTTTCATCTTTAATCCAGCTTTCTATAATCACACAACGTTCATCCTCATTTGTTCCTCCTGCGTTTTTAAACGGCGTAACATCTAAAATCTGCTTTGCTTCGTTTAAACTCATATTGATTTTTTTATGAAAGCGTCTTGCATCTAGGGCATTTAAATCCTTAGAATAACAATCAATCAAAAAACTTTCGGGCTCTAAACTCTTAAATTGCAAATCAAAATCTTTATTCTCATCCTGTTGTATCCAAAGTTCTATCACTGCTAAACCAAAGATGAGATTTTTATCCCTTGCAGTCATTTCGCGGTTGTAATTGCGATTTTGTGAAAAATATTTGAGCAAATCATTGAGCACATTTGCCAAAGGCGTGTCCATTTCTTGACGTCCGCTGACTTTTATCTCACTGATACTTTGAGCCTTATAACCGATGATTTTATTGATGATGAGTTTAAAGATGTTTTCGATGATGGGAGCTTGTCCGCGATTAAGAATAATGCTTTTAACTTCGGGTGGCAGTTGCTCTCCGTGATAGTATTTTTTTGCTTCTAAATATTCATTTAACGCACAATCATTCGCTTTTTTATCCAGTTCATAAAGATTTTTTAATGTCGTAAAATCAAGCATTCATCAACCTTTTTTTAAAGCCTTAATGATTGCCCTTCTGGAGATAATCTTATGTTTTACTTTGCAAGTTGAGGACAGATAAGATTTTAAAGCAATCATCAAGGATTAAACGCATTATAAAAGATTTTTTAATGAAAAAATAGGGTTAAAAATAAAAAATGTGTTTTTATCTTTTAAATCCGCTTTAAAACAAGCTTTTAAAACATTCTTTAAATCCCATTAAAACACTTTTAAACACTTTTAAAAACATTCTTTAATGGCTCACAATGTAAAAAAAGCAGTTCAATCCACCATCAAGCCGACTAATCCAGCCCCCCCCCCGCGTGTAATACTCATCTAAATCAATCTTATCAAAATCAAAAGAATCTAAAGCCTTGTCATAATAAATGCTTTTTCTAAAAATATCAAACTCATCGATACTCTTAAAATACGCGATATAATTTTCATACACAAAAGCGTGAGTGCTTTTATTGTTCTGCGTTGCGTTGCCTAGATAATGATTGTAAGCGTCAAAATAAAAGGCTCTTAAGCCATTATTTGTCTTTAAGGCTTTATCAAAAATCGTGTCTGTTTCTCTCAAAAGCAGTTCATTCTCTAAAGTGTAAAAAGTTTTTTTGGATTTATCCACGCTTTGAAAGCTTGTCAAAATTAGCGGGAGTTCTTTTTGCTCACCACTTGCATTATCATAATAGGGATAAAAAGACATTTGAGTGATGAGATAAAAACGATAATCCAAACTTTGAAGCAGATTAAACAACAGCATATCGATGAGTTGCAAATGATCCTCTGCTTTGCGTTCAAGCGTATAAACGCGACTTTTTTGGATGAAATAAAGGTCATTGATGATGCTGTATTCATACTCAAAGAGCTCATCAAGCATTGTTTGCTCATAAGCATTTTTAAACTCTGTAAAAACTGCGTTAAGCCCCGCTTCATCAAGGACTTTTTCAATATTTATTTTGTTTGCATAAGATCCTCTACTATCGGTGTTGTTATACACCCATTCATATTTCATTATAAAACGCACTAAGAAGCCCTTTTTTGCAAGTTCTTTGAGTTCATTAAAATTGGTTATCACTTTGTTGTAAATGGTCGTTGTGCCTTGTAATATATTAATGCTTTTCATTTGTCTTATCACAACCTTTTCTTTCTTTTGTAAAAAAAGCATTTGAAAATAATTACGATAAGGCGTTTTGCCATCTATATAAATAGTATCAAAATAACCCAGCAAAGGAGAGAAATTTTTTAGTGCTTGAGCATTGTTAAAATAATAATTTTGATTCAAATTAAAAAATTCATCATTCCATTTGCAAAATGCCGGCCACCAAAGACTCTCATCCGCAAAAAACCGCTTCACATAGTCTTTCACTTCGGGCGTTTGTTTCCATACTTCTTTATATTTTTTCTTTTTCTCTTCTTCTGTGATGTTCTTTTTTGTGAAAAATGACATAAATAAATAATTAAAATCCGCCCTTTTTGCCCTTTGGTAATTTTTGAGTTTGTCTAAAAAATCATTATTCACCATTTTATGCCAAAAGGGATAAATCTGCTGTTCAATAACCCATTGATAAATCGCTTCAAGCTCACCGGTATAATTAAATTTCGCCGCAGCAAGTTCTGTAAAACCACTGACGATTCTTCTGTGATTAACCCGCACATTATTTTCTAAAGAATCCTGCACTTGCTCGTTGGTTAAACCCCCTTCACTCAACGCAAAACTCACGCCCAGCTCTTGCTGAAAATAACCCTTGTTTCCTGCCTTTGTAAAATGAGCCCGATTTTGCGTTTGCTCGTCAAATTCCTCAAAATTCACCTTTCCATAAATGCCCTTGCTCGTATCATAAACAAGGCTTGGGCTGTATGTTTGACTTCCGGCATTGTTTTTATTATAAATGCTTCCATTCGCATAAATCTCATAATCTGTATAAACGATGTATTCTGTGATTTTATCGCCTGTGCTATAAACCTCTTGCTTTTCTTTCAAAAGTGAAGTATGAGATTGCACTGCATTGAGAGCGGTGGCTAGTTTTGCGGATTTTTCCCCGATGACAGCGGTATAAACATTTTGTGCTAAGGTTAAAGCCCCCGCTAAAAGTCCTAAAACCCCGCCCGTAACGATAGAGGCTATCGCCCCTAAAATGCTAAAGATATTTCCACTAAAAACACCCTCGACAAATCTTTGAAGCCACGATTTACCCTCTGCTTTTCCTAAGGCTGTTGCAATGTGATAATATTTATCTTGCGGGATGTTTAGCTCGTATTTATCGATAATGCCTCCCCATTGCCTTAAATACTTATCGCGGACTTTTTTCCATTTGTTGAAAAGTCCCATTTAAAAATCTTTTAACAAAGCTTTTTAAACAGAGCATTTTTATACGCAAAATAACGTGCACTCTCATCATCTTTTAAAAAAATCGTATCGCCCTGATGAAAAATATATTTTTTGCCCTTTTCATCGCGGTGCTCGTAGTTTTTTTCTCCCAAATACTCAAAGCTCACAATATCGATAAAATGCCTTTTTTGTTTAGGCGTTTTAGCTTTTGGCTTTTTTTGTTGAGTGTCGCTGTTTGATGTGTTTTGAGTCTGTTCTTGTTTTTGCTCTTTTAAGCTCTCAAGCAAGGCGTTAAACTCTGTTTTTAAAGGCTCATCAAGCTTTGAGCTAAACTCTGCAAGTTCATCCGCATTTGCTTCTTTTTGCAATAACGCGTCAAACTCCTCTTGCAAAGACGCGTTTAAAGCGTCTTTAAAATGTTGAAGTTGTGCTAAAACCTCCATTAATCATTCCTTTTTTTCAGTTCATCGATTTTTGATTGCACTTTATCTTTAAATTCTTTTAATTCGCTCTCACTGCGATTTAAAAAATCATCGATTTTAACGGCATTGTTTCTAAAAATCAAAAACCCCAAACCTATGCCAAAAAGCACACACGCGACATATAATATAAAATCAAACATTTTTATCTCCTTGTTTTATTTGATGATAATAATAAGCTGCCAAACCGATACAAAGCATTAACGCAAAAAAACACAAACTCATCATTTTTAAGCCTCTAAATTATCGATAATCTCTAATTCTACATTTTCAATTTGCGTTTTATCCAAAGGGGCGATTTCATACATCAAACGATAAAAATCACCGCACGCGTTGCGGCTGTTTGTAATGCCCTCACTGCTGCGTCCATAGCCTAAAAGTTCGCAACCTATCGTATCTTTTTCTGTATTGCCCCAGTGGATTAAGATGCGACGCGTTTTATCCACATCATCACTTGTATTGCCGTCGCTTTTGTCATTATAAATGCAAATGAGAGGCGTGTTAAAATCCACCTTTAAAATGTCTTTTTGCAGAGTGGAGCTGAATTTTGGGCTTAAAAAATATTCAAGCTTATATCGTCCCGAAGGCAGGGCTAAATCCTCGCCACTTTTTAAACCTGTTTTTGAGTTGCAAAGTTCATCGCATTCAAAAATCACTTTATCCGCTGCCCCCGCTTGTTCGTTGATGGCAATCACACGCACACGTCCCAAACGACAAGTCTGTCTTAATGCGTCTCTTGTGATTTCTATTTTAAATCGTGCCATTTTTCATCCTTTTTTTAAAATAGCGTTAAGTATAAAAGATTTTTTAATGAAAAAATAGGGTTAAAAGTTTAAAAAGCTTGTTGAAAGGCTTTTAAACTTTGTTTTTAGGATTTTTTAAGTCTTTTTTTGCGTTTTATTTTTAAGAGTTTTTGACTTTGTTTCTTCATCGGCTTTTTTTGCAGATAAAAATAGTCCTTAAACGCGTTTTTGAGTGAAAACAAGCAAAAGTTTAAAAAATATTTTTGCGTTTGTCCCCAGTTAAATAAAACCGCACGACATTTTTGCAAAATTTGCTGTGTTTTTAGTTTTCATTTAAGCTTATGTTTAAAAAATATGATATAATTATATTATAAGGAGTTTATAAAATATGACTTATGAATGGGATGAAGTCAAAGCACAGCTTAACATCGCAAAGCACGGCGTGAGTTTTGATGAGGCAAAAAGCGTCTTTAATGATGAATGTGCTCTTGTTATGTTTGATGAAGAACACTCAAGCGATGAAGAAAGATTTTTGCTTTTAGGACAAAGTATAAAAGAAAGGATTTTGCTTGTTGTGCATTGTTATAAGCAAGGCGACATCATTCGCATTATTTCAGCAAGAAAAGCCACCAAAAAGGAAAAAAAGCAATACAAGGAGAGATTATGAAAAAAGAGTATGATTTTTCAAAAGCCATTAAAAACCCCTATGTTGATAAAAGCCTTAAAAGGCAAATAACGATTAATTTAAACGCAAAAGTGCTTGATTATTTTAAAGAAATGGCTGAAAAAAAGGGCATACCCTATCAAACTCTTATCAACATTTTTTTAAATGATTGCGTGGATAAAAAACTTGATATTGCCGTTATTCAAAAGCCTTAAATTGTTTTTTATCATTGATTTTTAAACAAAGCCTGAATTTTGATAAGAGAGAAACAAAAAGCAAAGTGCGACTAAAAAAGCACAAAAGAAGATAAAAACCGCACAGACTAAAAAAGCAAAACAAACACAAAATGCAAACAAACAGACTAAAAAACGCGTTTAAATCCTCCATTTTGGAAGGCTTTTAATGCGCGTTTTATTTAGTTCTATGTGTTCTTTTGGGGGAGCAATGACTTCATTATGAGCCAAAGCCGAAGCTATCGCGTCAATGCAGTCATCTTTTCTAAAAGGTTTTTCGGGGTTAAAGGCTAAGAGTTCTTTTTTGATTTGGTTTAAGCCAAATGCATTATGTAAAAACACGAGATAGCCGGTGTTATAAAAGGGTTTTAAGGCTTTGATTTTTTCGACTTTGCTGATTTTTCTTGACGGCGTGTAAGTTTTAATCGTGTTAGTAATGAGCTCTTCATTCTTACTTTTAAGCGTTTCATTCACTCTTACAATCTCTTTTAAAAGCAGACGATGCAAGGTTAAGCCCCCGCCGTCGCTTTCTATAAAACACGAGGCTTTTGGATAGCTTAAAAGCGTTTGAATGATATGCCTTATTGTTTGCTCTTCATCCCAAATGCCATAAAAGCAGTTTTTCACCACATAACGTGCGCTTTCTTTAAAATTTTCAACACCTACAACCACAATCGCTCTATTATCAGCCTTGACATTAAGACTTTGTGCATTATCGATAAAAATATAATCTTTACACAAACCCACTTCATAACTTGCTATCTCTTTAAAATATACGCTCTCAAAAAATCCGCTCTCACTTGCTTGAGGAATCTGTAAATATTGAGTGCTAAACTCATCATCGCCCATTTGAAGCTTTAAGCTTTGAAGCTCTTTAAGATTATGCCTTTTAGGAAAAAGAGCCTCATTTTTTGCCCTTGTATAAGAAAAATTAGCGATTTTATAGGTTTCTTCTGTATCGTTTAATGCACTTAAAGTGATGATGTGCCATTGTTTAATAATCTCTTGTTTAAAATTCTTTTCATCAAGCAAAAAACCGCATAAATCTTCATAACCTAGCCTTTGCATTAAAATGGTTATATTGCTTTGATTATCCTGCAAACGGCTTAAAACGCTTTCTTTAAAATTTTGATTAACAAGGTTTCTTGCCGTTTTACTCACCATTTCGCTCACTTTGATCGGATCATCGATGAGAATTTGATGTGCATGAAAACCTGTAATCGCACTTTTTAAAGTGGTTACAAAAAGCCCTCCGCCTTCTTGTAAAATAAACTCACTTGAATTATCTTGCAAAAAATGGAATTTTTCTTTAAAAATGCTTTGCATAAAGCCAGATTTTAAAAGATCGCGGACTTGATTAGAGATTTTTTTGCAAAGTTCATCGCTGTAAGAGATATAAATAAATTTACGCTTTCTATCTTGAGCCAAAGCCCACGCTATAAATGTTCTTGCGATAGTTTCTGTTTTACCATAGGAAGGGGGCATGTTGATCATTAAACGCGTCAGCGGGTTTTTTGTCTTAAACGGCAGAGTGTGTTCTAAAATCTTGCATAAATAATCAAAATGCCAGTTATCCAAAAACACCGCTTTATTATACCTTTGCCATTTAAGCTTTAAAAAGGTTTTGAGATCGCGTCTTGCTAACTCTCTTAAAGCAAGTTCTTTTAAAGCGGGATTGTTTTTAGTCATTGTGTTTTATCAGCCCTTTTTTGCAAGTTCTAATTTTGACTCTGTTGCGTTTTGCTCTTGCAAAGCGTTTTCTTCTGCGTTCGTTTGCTCCGCATTTGAATTTTGTGCGTTCGTTTCATTCAAAACCGCGTTTTCTTCGCTTTTATCTTCGATTAAAGCCAGAAGCTCATTTGTGCTTAAGCTTTCAAGCTCTTTTTCAAGCGGAGAGTTTAATGCCTTGCTTAAAATCTTATCATCATAGAGATTTTTTTGAATGTTGCCGAGCATATTAACATATTTTTCACTTGCAACGATAAGGCTGACATTTGCTTTGCTTTGTCTTTTGCTCAAAGTCCGCATCTTTAAAAGCTCTTCTTTAGCGATTAATGCCCCCTTTATCATCTCTTTATGCAAAAAATCGCTATTCATCATCTTAAACAATAAATCATCACTCACGCCCTCTAAAATCTCATCAAGTTCGCTTAATTCTGTGTAATGATTAAGATTAAGATTGTCTTTGAGATTTTGTTTAATCTGTTCTTTATTTAAGTGTAAAATACTGCCAAACTCTGTTTTTAAAGCCTCTTCTTTGATGTTTTTTTTGCATACTTCATCGAGGGCTTTGCCCATAATCCAGCCTTCATTTTTTATCCACACCATCAAAGTGCGATATTTAACATCAAATCTTTGTGCGAGTTCTTTTGCACTCTCAAAATGCGTTTCAAAATACAAACGCATTTTTTCTTTTAAGGCTTTATCAATCATAAAAAATCATTGCCTTGAAGTGGGAATCAAAGACGCGTTAAACAACGCATTTAAATCCGCATTATTCGCATTATTTTTCATATTCTCGGCTAAAGGATTGTAAGCAGTGGCTTGAAGTTTTTTTAAATCCTCTTTTTCTTGCGTTGTTTGATTGATACTTCTTGTATTTGCAGCATTGAGAGCCGTTGCGGATTTTCTTGCATTAATCTCACTTTCGGCTTGTCTTTTTTGCAAGGCTTTATCCTCATCAAAAGAATCGATTTGTTTGTTTAAGAGTGTGTTTTTGCTCTTTTCATTTGCGATTTGCGTTTGCGTTGCTTCTTGTTTGAGATTAAACTCTTCTTCTTGCATTTTTTCTTTTCTTGCATTTCTTTGATAATCAATGAATCTATCAAACACTCCGCTCGAGTTTTTTGCGAGATTGTTTGCTGTGTCTGCAAAAGAAGCGGCTAAATGTCCTATGATTTGCGTTTGTTGTCCTGTTGATATCGGGTCTCTTGCCATAATTCAACCTTTCTTTATTTTTTTAAAAAACTTAGCAAAAAAACTTTTTAAAAAATAGGGTTAAAAGCTTTAACCCTATTTTTTCATTTGAAAAACTCCTAAAATCACGCAAAAAATAAAATAAAGGTTGTGAAAATGGAAGAATCAGCTTTAGCGACAAATATCGCACAAAATGCAACACCCGCTGCAGAAGGTGGCACGAACTCAATGCTGTCTTTTTTTGATGATTTGGGCGGAATTGGGAAGAGTTTAGAGGGTTTAGGGTCTTTAGCAAGTATCGGCACGGGAATCTATGGAATGTTTTTGCAAAATAAGGCGTTAAATCTGCAAAAAAAGGCTCTCAATCAAGCACAAGCTCAACAAAATATCGAAAATGAACGTTGGAATAAAAGAGAAAACGAACGCGTCAATGCAAACGCACAGATTAGTCAATCCGCTACCGCGTGGAATGATAACCCTATGCAAAGGGAATAAAAATGAGTGTCAGACGTTTTTGGAAATTTTTTGACTTTGCGAAAGAAAATCTTAAAAGCTTTAATTTTACAGACGATAAACTCTATACTTTTGCGAGTGAATTAGCTTTAAAGCTTGTTGAAGTGCATTTTAAAGAAAAAGAGAGTGCGTTAAATTGTGAAAAACTTGAAAAAGAACTTGAGATTTTAACTCTCAAAACAAAAATGGAAATCCGCCACATTGAGCTTGAAACGCTTAAGTCTTTGGTGCAAGCGGAGTCGATGGTGCGAAGCGTTGGGGATAATGCCGTGATAAACCGCGCGAATGCTTATGTTGGCTTTTTGAATGTTGTTGGAAATGCAAGTGAAGGTGCAGCGATTGCTAGTCATACTGCAAATGTCGTTGCGGAGATAAAAAAGATTAGCGATACAAATCTTATAAACACTTACACAAACATACTCAATAATATAAGAAATAATCTTTTAGGCAGTTTTGATAAAAGCGGACATATCAAAGAATGCTCTATCATCGCCCCACGAACGGAGATTAAAGTCAATGAGCCTTTAGAGATTTTAGGTTTTAGCATTTACAATCAAAATGAGCATATGTTTCTTATCGATGATGAAGAGGTGTTAAAGGATTCGCAAATTTTGCTTTTTTCAAGTGAAGAAGAGGGTGAAAAGGAGATTGTTTTTAAGGTGAAAAATGATTTAGGCACTTGGCTTATGGATAAAATAATTATTACTATCACAAAAGAATAAAATCAAAGGCTTAAAAAAACTTATATTTTTAAAATGAAAATGATAATCTTAAAAAAATAGCAGAAAAAGAGAAGTGAAAAAAAGAGAGGTTAAAGAGCAAAAAGAGAAAGTAAAGAGAGCAAAAAGAAAAAGAAAGAGAGGAGAAAAAACACTAAAAACAAAGCCTTAAACATCGTTTAAAGGTTTTAAAAAGGCTTTGAAGTTGTTTTGAAACAGAGCTTAAAAGGCTTTGAAAGCTTTCAAAATGAAAAAGCGTTTGAAAAGCACACAAACACCCCGATGAAAAGGGCTTAAAAAGCAAAAAGAAAAAGGAAAGAGCAAAAAAACAAAAGAAAGAGTAAAGAAAAAGGAAAAAATAAGGAAAGAGCAAAAAACAGACTTAAAAAAATAAAGCGTTTTTATAAGCTTAAAAACAGAGCTTAAAAGGTTTATGAAAGGGCTTTAAGATAAAAAAATTTTCATAAAGCCTTGAAAAATATAAAAAAGGGAATGCATGAAAACTTTGAAAAAAACTTTTTTTATCCTGCGTTGGTTTCTCATCGGAAAAATGCATTGCGATGTGCCACTTTGGTGTAAAAAAATGTTTAAAACCATCAATTGTTTTTTATGGCTCATTATCCTTTTTAGTGTCATTTACACTTATGTATTTTTGATGTTTTAGGGGGGGGGATATGCAAGAACTTATCAATCATTATCTTATTTATTTAGAACTTCTGCCTTTGTTGTTTATTGGAATCATTTGCGGGGTTTATAATTGTTTGCATTATAATGAATATAGCGAAGAAAATCAACAAGTTCTCACTCCTTTTTTACTCTTTATCAAATACGCGACCTCTTCTTGCGTTGTATCCTCTGCGATTTTTTTTATTCTTGATTTGGCAAATATTTCTTACGAAGCACGGGTTGGAATCGCCGCTTTGGTTTCGTTTTTAGGCATTGATAAAGCCATTGAGATGATAGAGAAAATTTTGAATTTAAAAAATCATGTCAAATAAAAAATCAATAAAGGAGTTCTCCGTGAATATTATTCATCTTAGACGCGTTTTGACAAGACTTATTATGGCTTGTTTTATTTTTAGCTTAGCACTCAATCTTGTTTTATGTTATAAGCTTAATTTAGCCAAAAAACTCCGTGCAGATTGTTTTCATATGCAAGAGCACGATGTTCATAATATCATCTTTCATCACAAAACTCTTTTTTTGATAAAAATGCGAGTGAGCTTGAAACTTTTAACCCTATTTTTTAAAAATGAAAAATCCTAAAATAAGCATAATTTTTACAAGGAGTTAAAAAATGGATAGAGAAAAAAAAGAATTCATCGACCCATTTTCAACGCAAGAAGATGAAGCAGCATTAAAGGCTTTAGAGTCTGAAATCGCACAAGCGAGTCAATCTTTAGAGAGTGATTTTGCCAAATTTGCAAGTGGAAAAATCGATGAAAGAATGGAGGAATTGTTTTTTGAAAACAAAGAAGAGTTTTTTAAGCAAGTTTTGCAATGGCAGAATGAATTTTTAGGCGATTATCGCTCAAAAATTCAAAAACGCGACGCGTTAAACAATGACATTCAAATCAAAAAGAGCTTTTCAGCCATTGAAGCGGCACAAAAGGCTTTCGAGGAGGCTCACCCGGACGTTGATGTTGAAGAGCTTTTGGACTTTTATCAGCAAGATTTACCACCCCGGCTTAAAAATGAGTTGGATAAAGCCAAACCGCAAGACTTTTTCGAATTATTGCTTGAGTATTTTTCAAAGGCGTCAGACAGGGCACAAAATGCAGAAAAACAAGAGCAAACAGGCTTACCGAAAAGACTCGAGGGCACAAGTTCAGGTGTGCAAGAAAATGACTCGGGCGATGATTTAGTCACAAATCGCTATTGAATCTTAAAAAAAGGAGTAAAAAAATGGGAACTCAAAGAGTGAAAAATGTTGTTTATTGTGCTGAATCGGTGATTGATTTAGCAGATATGAAAGAAAATAATGCTTATGATGCCCTTTTGGTGCCAAAGGGTGCAAGTATTATTCAGCTTTTAGTGGAGGTGCAAAACACGAGCGGAAGCGGAAGTGTTGATGTGAAGCTCAAAGAGCAAGATGTTGCATTTTTAGAAAATGTAAGCTTGGATTCTACTTCAAAAGATAGTGCTTTTATTAATTCTTCAGTGCATACGATTAGCCAAATGGTGGATATGTTGAGCGTTGAGCTTAAAAGTGGAGCTTTTACAAGCGGAACGGCACGCGTTAAAATCGTGTATTTTATGCCGAGTCAGATTTTAGTTGAATTTTAAAAAAGGAGCAAAATATGTTAAACGAACTCAATAAAATCAATCTCAATCAATGGAAAGAAAACCCAAATATCAGCGTTGAGATTGCAACCATCATCGAAAAGGCAAGTTGGCAAAGAAGCCCTTTTGAGCCTTTAGTAGGACGCGGACAAGATAGAGGCATAAGAACTTATCTTACTAAAAATGGAGAGCCTTTTAGACCGCGTTTAAAAGCCGCTTTAACAGGCGATGGCGTTGAGGGTAATACAGACTTTGAAGCGAATTTGGATAATTTAGAGATACTCTCTCAAACAATTTATCCTAAAATCGTCGGCAATGCGTTAAAATCACAAGTGAAGCATTATCAAAGTATGGAGCAAATTGATTTTATCAAAGAAAGCGTGCAAAGTTTGACTGATTGGATTACGAATAAAAGAGATCGCAATTTTATCACAGCTTTAAGCAATGATTTAAGCAATGCGGTTATTTGCGATAGTGCAAGCTCTTTCAAAGATACAACAAGTGAAGCGAGTGTGCAAGAGGCGAGTAAAAAAATCGTTAAAGGTGATGTGTGCAATGTCAAGGCTTTAAGACGTGCGATAATGATGGCAAGAAGTGGCATTAATTATCAAGGCAAAGACGCGTATCCGTTAAAACCGATACGCTCTGCAACGCATACGCTTAATGGCTTAAATGTGCAAAATTATTCTTATATCATCTTACTTGATACCTATCAAATCAATCAGCTTAAAAACGATCCGGAGTGGATTGCGATGCAAAAAGTCGGTGTTCGTGGTGATAAAAATAATCTTTTTACCGGACTTATCGGGCTCATTGATGAATGTCCAGTTTTGGATATGGGCGTTTGGACAGATACGCAAGTGGGACTTTTAAACAGCGAAGTGAGTGAAGCGAGTTTTAGGGCAAATATCAATCCCGCAAATGTCTCAAACATCACCCCGCCGAGTGATTACGCAGGAACACAACCCGTTTCAATCGGTTTTCTCATCGGTGCATCTGCTCTTGTAATGGTGGGCAGTGATAAGGTGAATTTTTATATCGATGAAGCACAAGACGCGGGACGCAAGATTTTATGCGGATGTGATAGACTTTTAGCCATTGCAAAAGCAAAATTTGAAACCACTCAAGGCATTTTAAGCCCTTATTCAAATACAGACTTTGCAACCATCGGCATTATTTCAAGCAAAGAATAACACACAAAAGGCTTTTTAAAGCCTTTTTTTGAAAGGTTTTTAATGGATTATGCAAGTGTAGAATTAGAAAATATTACGCAAATTGTTGAGAAGTTAAACGCTTTATTTGAGAGTGCAAAGAGTGAGTTTGACACACAAAAAAAGAGTTTTAAAGAAGAATTAGACGCGATAAAATCAAAGATGATTAATGATTTGGTGTTTGAAAATGCGAAAAAGATTAAAAATGAGCTTGACACAAAAAAAGAAGAGCTACAAACTTATATCATCGCACAAACAGCACAGAGTTATGAGGATAATAAAGAGGATTTAATCAAATCTATCAATATCGATTACGACGCGTTACTTTCACAAAACGCAACGCAATTTTTAGCCCTTGCACAAAAACAACTCAACGCGGCTTTAGACAATGAGTTTAAAAAAGAAAAATACACAAACATTTTAAAGACCTTTGAAAAAGACGCTTTAAATGCTTTAAAGCACACACAAGAACGATTCAATGAAGACTTAATCGCCCTTGATTTAAAGGCTCTTGCGACCGCTTACATTCAAAAACAAGTTCAAAAGGATTTTAAGACTTTGGAAGCGTTGGTGCTTAAAGAGCAAAAGAGTGAGATTGCGAAGCAATTACTCAATCATTTTTTACATCAAAACGCAACGCAAGAACTCATTAAAGAGAGTTTGTCTGCCATTTTAGAGCAAAATTTTACGCAAAAGAGTTTAAAAGAGCACATCGAAGCGAGACTCATTGACATTAATCATCATTTGGTAGATAAGATTATGGGAACACGCGAACTTTTTAAGACAAATTTCATTCAAAATCTTGTCTTAGCGTCTTTGTCTTTGAAAAATGAACTTTCTTTGATTTGTGAAAATATGGACGCGTTGAATCGTTTAAAGGTTAAAGAAAAGGGCATTGAAGATGAGACTTTGCATTTTCAAGGTAAGTTAAAGGTGGAGTGAATGGATAATAATGATTTAAGCAATTTTCTCATCCCGCAAGAGCAGGACGCGGACACAACGCAAGAGACAAGCAAAGACTCAAAAGACTCGCAAGACGCTCAAAACAACGCAGAACAAAACAACGCTCAAGAGTCGCAGGTTGCTTTGACGGGAGTGCCTTATTTGGATCAAAAAATCCAAAATGGAACTTTGAGTGCTTACGATGCCTATTTGGCAAATAAATATTTAGGTGTGAATATCGGGCAACTCAATCTTAAAGCAAATGTTGATGCACAGGTGAAAGGGGATTTAAAACATACGAGCATCACACAAACAACGAAAGAATTAGGACAAATGCTCACCAGCTTACGCGATAGCGATGAAGTGCTTAAAAGAAGCGATTTAGCGGGTGTTTATAATGGACTTGTTACAGGTTTAAACAAAAAAACAGGCGGTTTTATCGGGCTTGATGATGAACGCGCTAAGCTTGACTCGGCTGTGATGAAAATGACCTATGGAGTCGCTGGGGCGATGAATGATGGCAAGGCGACAAATGAGAGTCGCAAAGAAGCAAAAGAGGTTTTCGGGGCGGGTTTTCGCTCTCAAAAAGAACTCGTTGCAAGAACCGCACAAGCAAGGGAAGCAATCTTAAACCGCGTTGATTCTTTGTTGGCTGATTTGGAAGCAAAAGGCGGACAGATAGGACTTGATACGCAATTAATCAATGAAATTAAGGCTCAAAAGAAAAAGCAAAATTTTCTTAATTCACATCTTTATGGAAAAAAATTCAATTTTGAAACTTATGAAAAAAGTGTTTATGATGATTATATTAAAAATCAATTCATAAGGGCAAAACGATGATTAAAATGAGTGATTTACTCACAAATATAAGAGCAAGGCTAAGAGATACAAAAGAACCTTATCGCTATGAAACAGCGGAGATTTTAAACGCGATAAATCATGCATATTGTGATTTAATTTATCAGTTTAAGCTTAATGTTTGCAAGTTTGTCAAAGAGCTTAAACCTAATGATTTCATCTTTCACGCACCTAAAATGGTGCTTTCTTTTGAAAAAGCCTTTTTAAACGCGAAGCCTTTGCCCTTAAAAGCTTATGATGATAAGGCTTTGAGTTTGCAGATTTCATCGTTTTCAAATTTTCAAAGTTTTGCGGTTTTACCTAAACATCGAGCGAATGGAACTTTAGAGGTGTATTTAAATCTAGCTAAGGCTTTAAATGAAGAGAGCACACTTGAGAACGGGGATTTTTTGAAAATGGCACTCATTTATAAAAGTCTTTCTTTGCTCTTTCAAATCGAAAGCAACGAGGGCAATTTGCAAAGGGCGGGTTTTTATGAAAATGCCTTTAAAAAAGAATGCGATTTTTTAAGGGCGACTCTGTCCTCACTCACGGAAGCAAAGAGCTTTCACAGCCCTTGCATACAATATTAAAAAGGAGAAGACAATGAATGAAAATGTGAATGCATTTAGAGAAAAACTGAATGATGAAGCGTTAAAGAGTGAGTTTGACTCTTTGCTTGAAAGTTTAGAAAATGAAATTTTAAGCGATGAAAATGTGAATGCATTTAGAGAAAAACTGAATGATGAAGCGTTAAAGAGTGAGTTTGACTCTTTGCTTGAAAGTTTAAAAGCAGAACAAAACACTCAAAAAGACACAGCACAACCAGACTTGCAAGAGAGTGAAAAACAAAAAGACCCGCAAAGTCCGCATATTGAGCCTTTGCCACAATTTCAAAGCCCACTCATTGACACAAAAGAGGTTGAAAAACGCGAGAAAAAGAGTTTTAAAGACGCTTTGAGTGAAGCGTTAAATGATAATGTGTTTTGGTTAGAACAGATCAAAATGACACTTTTAAGCGTGAATGAGCTCTATAAAAATTTTGAGAAATTAGAGCAGCATTATCAGTATGATTTTAAGAGTCACGAGCTCATCAAAACACAAACGCAAAGCCTTTATGATGAAGCCTTAAACATCTTTTCACAACTGCAAACGCAAAATGAGGCTTTGAATGAAAAAATCGCAACACATACGCAGGATTTAGTTCAAACCAAAGAGTCTTTAGTGCAAAGTCAAAATCAAGCCTTAGCCCTCATCGAGGAGATAAAACACATCAATAAAGAAACAAAAGAAAGTGCGGGCGAGGTGATTGTGTTTAAAAATACGATACAAGAAGCCATTAATCGCTTGGATGAAGTCATTGAAACGAACGCGGCTTTAGAGCAGAGCATCACAGAGGGGCGCGAACTTGTGCAAAGTGCTAAAGATGATTTAAACAACACAATTAAACAAGGTCAAGATGATTTAAACAACACAATTAAACAAGGTCAAGATGATTTAAACAACACAATTAAACAAGGTCAAGATGATTTAAATGCTGTAAAAGAAAACCTTGAAACCTTCAAACAAGAAAAGATTAACGAGATTGACGCGGCTTTGAATGAAATTGAAACGCGTCGCGATGCAGCGATGAATGCCTTTGATAATGCAAAGGCTGATTATGAGCACAGGCTTGAAGATTTTGCCAAAAGAATCGACGCGTATTTGCCAAATGACAGCGATGAACAAGAGCTTTTAATTTCTGCAAATAACGCGTTACAATCCGCTCAAAATGCCCTTAATGCCCTTTTAGATGAATTGATGGAACTTTATAATCAAAATGCGGTTTTAACGCACAATGCGGAGGATTTAAAGAAAAATTATGATGAGACTTATAAGCATTCTTTGCAAATTTACAATATGAAAAATGATTGTATCTCAAAACTTGCTCTTTGTGTTGAAACGAATGCCTTGCTTGAGAGCTTTAAAGAGACTTTGAATGATGAGGCTTTGCGTTTTGAGTTTGACGCGTTGGTGCGTTTGATTTTAGACAATGTAAAAGGAGAAGACAATGAATGAAAATGTGAATGCATTTAGAGAAAAACTGAATGATGAAGCGTTAAAGAGTGAGTTTGACTCTTTGCTTGAAAGTTTAGAAAATGAAATTTTAAGCGATGAAAATGTGAATGCATTTAGAGAAAAACTGAATGATGAAGCGTTAAAGAGTGAGTTTGACTCTTTGCTTGAAAGTTTAAAAGCAGAACAAAACACTCAAAAAGACACAGCACAACCAGACCCGCAAGAGAGCTTAAAAGAACTTTTGCCCCAAATGAGCGAGAGCTTAGAAAATGCAGAATCAATCGTGCAAAGTTATGAAAGTTTTAAAACAAAACTCACGCCCGAACAGCAAGAATCTTTAACTTTGCTTTTTTCACGCGTGATTTTACGCGATGAGGACGCTTTGAATGCAAAAAAAGCCCAGCTTGAAAATGAGCTTTTACAAGATGAGCAAACACTTAATACGCTTAAAACGCAACAGAGTGAAAACGCAGAGCAACAAGAGCAATTAATGCAGGATTTAGCAGAAAAAAAACAAGAAATCGCAACGCAAGATGCTCTTTATAAAGAAAAAGAGCAAGACGTTAAAGACGCTAAAGAAGCCGTGAGTAATGCCCTTTATCCTAAAGAAGCCCAGCACGGAGCAACAAAGGCTTATGTGGATAAATTGCATAAAAGCACAGAGTTTTTATTTGATAAATGCGGCGATGTTGCAAATTTGAAAGAACCCGATGAGCTTGAACTCTCACAGGTTGCAGAGCTTGAAAATGACATTGCGATAAAAAACGCACAAATCGCTCAAAACAACGCTCAAAAAGAGCAGTTGCAAGTTAAAGCTGAAGACATTCAAAAAGATTTAAGTGCTCTTGAAGACGCTTTGAATACAGAAAAAGAGAATTTAGAACGCAAAATCGCACAATTTGAAGCCTTGATTGTGTCTTTGAATGCAGAAAAAACCCAGCTTGAAACGGATTTGCCAAATATTGAGAGCACATTAGAGGAGTTAGAACTAAGCATTACAAATCTAACGACCGAGATAGAACTTTGCGAAGACAATGAGCTTAAAGCCTCAAAGGAAGCTGAACTTGCTTTAAAAACTTCACAAAAACAACGCAATGAAGAGTTAAAGCAAGAAAAACAAAGCCGTAAAGAGGAGATAGAAATACTTTTAAAGCAAACAAATGATACAGATTTGCCTTCTGCAAAAACCGCACTTTCAAAACTTGATAAAAAATTGCCTTGTATGTTTTTTGAGATTGCAAGATGTGAAAGTAAAATCATTGAAAATGAACGCAAAATCGCAGGACTTGAAGGTGAGATTGAGACTTTAACGACTCAAAAGAACGAAGCCACAACGCAAAAAGGCATTTTAGAGACCGCCCAGCAAGATACGAGTGAGATAGAAGCTCAAATCGCAGAGCTTGACGCGTCCATCGCTCAACGCTCAACGAGCAAACAGGCTTTAATAACAGAAAATGAGACTTTAAAAGCAAAAATTACAAGCACAAAAGAGCAAATCACAGCGGCGAGTAAGTTGTCAATGCTCACAAGCTTACTCACTGAAAAAGAACAAGCCTATAAAGATAATAAAATCGCTTTGAGCACACTTGAAGGCGAGATTACGACTTTAACGAGTGAAATAGAAACTTTGCAAACGCAAATCGCAACTTTAAAAACAGAGCTTGAGAGTGCCGATGAAGAGACAAAAAGCACAAAACAGAGTGAGCTTGAGAACAAAGAGAGCGAACTTCAAACCAAAGAAAGCACTAAACGCATCAAAGAATCGGACAAAGAAAATAAACTTGCTTTAAAAGAAGAGCTTAAAGCCTTTGTTTTGCATAAAAGAGAGCTTAAAAAGGGCATTGAGACTCAAAACACAGCCATCACAACACAAAAAGGCACGATTGAGAGTTTAAAAACAGAGCTTGAGAGTTTGCAAACGACTTTAAGCACTTATGAGAGCGAACGCAATCAATTAAACACAGACATACAAGCCTTAAAACAAAGCATTGAGACAAAGGCGGATGATTTGGATGAGGCTTTGGACGATAAAGCGTCTTTAGCGACAAAACAAGCCGAAGTTAAGGCTAAAAACGAACAAATCCGCTCACAACTCAAAGCCATCGAAAAACAAAATGAAGCGATAAAAAATGCGGAAGAAACGCTTGAGAACTTAGAGCTTGTGAAAGAAAATTTTGAGATAAAAGCACGTTATGAAGAGCATTGTGAAAGCATTGAGGATTTAGAAACAGAGCTTGAGAGTGAAAAGAGCACACTTGAAACAAAGACTCAAAAGTATAATGAGCTTAATTTACAAATAGCGATGTTACAACTACAGATTAAAAACACGACCGAACAAAACCCAGACAGCGAGGATTTAACGACTTTAAACGAGGCTTTGACAAATAAACAAAGTTTAGCTCAAACAGCAAAGAGTGAGCTTGAAACTTTACAAGGCACAATCGCAGAGCACACTTTAAGCAAGGAAGAACACGAGCAAGATATGCAAAGAGAGAGTTTGAATCATCATTTAGTAGAGCTTTATGATGAGAGTGTTGCCCTTGAGCAATCAAACGCGTCTTTAGAGCAAGACATTAAACGCTTAAGGATAAATATCTCTTATATCAAAGCCCCTTTAAAAGAGGCGTTTAAACTCAATGATGTATTGCAGGTGCATCATTTGTTTGCGTTGAGTGAAGAGCAAAGAGAGACTTTGATGATTGATGATGATGTGATTATTGATTCTTTAGTGAAGCAAGTCATTGAAAAACTAGGGGGGGGGCTTGAAGACGCTTTGAATGCCTTAAAGACAGATTTTAACACGACAAAGACAAACTTAGCTAAAACGATAAAATTCAATGGCGAGGCTGCAGCACTTGAAGCGATGAATGCGGTTAAAACACAATGGACGGGTGCGTATAAAACCGCAACGCAAGCTGTAAAAGTGAGTGATATAACAAATTTAATCACTTATTTTGTAACCCAGACAACAAACATACAAAATAAATATAAATAAGTGTTTGTTTTTGTGAAAAGGGCGTTTTAAATGCGTTTAAAGGGCTTTAAAAGGGGATTTAATGCTTTTGGAGGCTTTATGTTTTGTGAAAATTGTGTGAAAATGCGAAATAAAACGTTACACAAACGCAAAAAACATTAAAAAATGCGGTTTAAAGCATTGCAAAAAAACACTAAAAGGAGGGCAAATGTTTTCTTTGAGTTCTCTTATAACGAGTTTCATTGATATAAAAATAATGATTATTATCGCTTTGGGGGTGTTGTGTGCGATTTTTTACACACAAAATGAGCTTTTGAGTGCGGATTTTCAAAAAGAGCAGCTTAAAAATTTGCATTTGCAGAATGAAAAAAACGAGGCTTTAAAACAGATTTTAGCACAAAATGAAGCGATAGAGAGACTTAAAATCGTTTCTTATGAACGCGATGAAGTGGCGATGGAAGCGTTAGAGCGGATTGATTTTAAGAAAGATGAGCATTTGGGGGCTTTGCAAAATTGTGAAAATGAGCTTAAGAGCTTTAAGGATTTATTTAATGTTTTAAGCAAGGCAAATTAAGTTTTTTTGGTGTTTTTGTTTATGAGTTTTATGAGAGGATGTGAATCACTCAAACATTAAAGACGCTTATATTTCTACCTAAAGGGGCTTAAACATTTTTTAAGTAAATGCTCTCACTCAAAGCGGAAAAATTTTGTGAAAAAATGTTTGAAAAAGCACAAACTCAACTCTTGAAATGGCTTTGTTGCAAGATGTGAAGCTCTTTGAGGTGAAATTTTAAAGGTTTTTAGCAGGGCAAGAGATGAAAAAGAGATGAAAAAGCGGGATTTGAGGCTTAAAAGAGCCTTTGAAAATAGGCGAGGAGTTTGAGAGTTTGAGAGTTTGAGAGTTTGAGAGTTTGAGAGTTTGAGAGTTTGAGAGTTTGAGAGTTTGAGAGTTTGAGAGTTTGAGGAGTAAAAATGAAAACGATTTTAAAATTTATAATTTTTTGTTTTGTTTCTTTGCTTTTAATGCACATATTTTTAGGTTGCAGTGCAAAAAAAGAGCTGATGATAAAAACAGAATATCAAGAGGTGAAAGTGCCCATCAAATGTCCGCTAAAAGTCCCAAAAAAACCGCGATTTAATAATGATTTAAGCAGTGCGAAACGCTTGAGTACTTATTATTTGGAAGTGGAATACATCGCTAAAAGTTGCACGAGTGGCGAGTGAGTTTAAAAATGTCATAAAATAAAGGAGTGTTTTAATCTCTTTTGGCAGAAAACTAAGCGTCTTGATTGTTTTGCTTGTCAGTTTAAAAATCGCACAGAATGCAGAACAATCAAGATTATCACGCTTTTGCGTATGAAAGGATGAGGCTTTAACGCCTTGCTTGAGAGCTTTAAAGAGACTTTGAATGATGAGGCTTTGCGTTTTGAGTTTGAAGCGTTGGTGCATTTGATTTTAGACAATGTAAAAGGAGAAGACAATGAATGAAAATGTGAATGCATTTAGAGAAAAACTGAATGATGAAGCGTTAAAGAGTGAAAATGATGAGATTTTAAGACGCGTTTTATTCTGTGCTTGAAAGCTTAAAAATCGCATAAGAGCAATATAAAAAAGAGCAAGAGAGTGAAAGACAAGACGCTGATAATGCAGACGACGCGTTGCAAGGCGATAGCACCCACAAAAAGACAGCCCTGAAAGTCCGCAAGACTCTAATCCTTTTTTGAACCTTTTAAGCTTGGTTTTTTAACCTTAAAGACTCAAGCTCCTGCTTAAATTATTAAAGACACAAACTCACATTAAACTTGATTTTTTGAGTCTTTGCCACAATTTCAAAGTTCATAATCCTTTTTTTGAACCCTATAATCCTTTTCAAGTCGCCCCACAGATGCACAAAATGAAGCGTTTTGTGCTTTTTGTTGCGTTTTCTAAGTCGCCCCACACAAGAGCGAGGGTATATGAAAACAAAAAAATAAAAAATGTTTGTTTTTTGATTTGACTTAAATGGGCTTTATCGGGCGTTATTTTGCGTTTTGTGAAAAATGTAAAATGCAAAACTAACTTTTAACCGAAATTATGCTTGTGGAGATAACACTATATGGAAATATCATTATACTCTAGCTATCTATCGCAGAAATAAGAAGCCTTTAGTGTCTTTAGCATTCACTTCTATGCGTCTTTAGTGCTTTGGTGTTTTGCAATGTTGAAAGCCCTTAAAATCGTATTTTGGTTTGTATGCTTAAGCTTATGGTGTTTTTGAGTTTTGTTGATAGCCCTTGACAAATTAAAAATTTTATTTTAAAATAGGAGATATTTTTAAAGCTTGTTTTAAGAAAAATTGTCTTTAATGGCACATTTTGGCAGAGCTTTAAAGCGTTCTTTGATTTTTTATATCGATTAAATACCTATTAAATGGGTGTTTGATTGTTTTTTTAAATATGTTGTAAAATCTACAATTGAAATAATTGAAATTAATTAAAATGGGCTTATTTGTGGCTTTTGATAAATTTTATTAATTTCACCTTGTTTATATTTTAAAGAATACAAAGTTTTAAAAGCAAGTCTTGGAAATGAAATTCTCGCCTATGCCTCCTTTTTCTTACACAAGGACTTTTCTTATTATCATCTTAGTGCTAACACTTTAGAATCTCATGCTAATGCGGTTCTTTTGGATTTTTTCTTTGAATATGCTTCACAAAAAGCTTGTAAATTTTGTATTTTAGGAGGAGGATTTAAAAAAGATGATTCTTTGTTTGATTTCAAACAAAAATTTTCTACTCTTTACACTTATTTTAATACCGGTGGAATCATTTTTGATGAGCAAAATTACAAAATTCTTTGTAAAAATTTTCATAATCCTTATTTCTTAAAATATCGCTATCATTGAATGTTTTTAAGTTTAAATATAAGCTCTTATACAGAACATAAAACTTGTCAAAATGTATTTTAGATAAAACTTACATTGATAATTTTTGCAATTTTTTAACTACAGATAAAAATAGCATTTACTAAAAATTCTTAAAAAACTTACGATAAAAAACAATTTAAAAAATTAAAATACACTCTAAATTAAACAATAAAGTTATGAACCTTGGATTTATAATACAAAATTGATTTAATTTTAAATGCTATAATCCTTTTAAATTTAAGTCAAAGGAAAAAT